CTCGCACTGGTAGTTATCGCCCAGCGTCACGCGCAAAATCCGCGACCTGTCGTTGCTGTGATAGCGTGATTGGGTCAAGTAACAGGTATCGCCTGCAAAAGCGCAGCCGCCAATAAAATAGCCACTGCCAAACTGATTGATATAACCTTTAAGCTCCAGCGTATTCGCATCGAACCATCGGGCGGCTTCGGTGGTTCCGTAACCGATAATCAGATACTGCCCATCAGGGCTGTACGCCAAAAACATGTTTCCCGTAGCGTACAGCGTCTGCGTACTTTCGGTATAAGCAAAACCCGCGCTCTGCAAATCATAGCGGCGCAGCCTGCCACTAGTGCCAGAGCCTGTCACCACCGCCAGATACCGCCCGTTTGGGCTAAAGGCCGCCGCGTAAACTTTGCTGCTTAACTGCGCATTAAAGCCGCTTTGCTGCTCCATCGTGTCAATATTGACCAGTTGCAGGTAAGGCGCACTACCCCCGAACAAGGCTAGCTGCGTCTGGCTGAGCGCCACCCCGTAATAAGCGGTATTGCCCTGCGCAAAACGCTTAGGTGTCTGCCAGAAGTCCGCCTGCCAGGTATCAAACAGCAGCACGCGGTCGCCATCGCTGCGATTATTGGTAAGCGCCAGATAGCGCCTGTCCGGCGATTGCGCCGCGCTCGATGGCGTATTTCCCGCACCGTCCGTTTTAAAGTCCCCGTCAACGGCGGGCAGTGGCTCGGGGGCAAGGCCGTCACGCAGTTCCAGCAAGCGCAGATTATCCTGCGCCGCGCCGGTCGTTCCTGTGCTTGCCCATATCAGCAGCCTGTTCACGGCGCACCCCTCACAGGCTAAAGATTTTATTGGCGCCGTTATCCCACTGCGCGGTGATGCTGCCCCCGTTGGGCACTAGCGGCAGCCCGGTGGCCGTATCCAGATAAAGCAGCAGCGTACTGCTGGCCTCATCGCCACTGTCGATATACAGCACCACCGCCTCAATGGAAGCGCCGGTGACATCGGCAAACACCGCATCATCGGCATCAAATACACCACCCGCCGTGGATTTGCCCACCAGCGTTACCGCCTCGCCCACGCGGGCGTTGGCCGGTATCTGGCTTAAAAACTTATCGGCGGCCATATCGGCGCTGTACAGGTCGGTATCGACCAGCTGCGCCTTGACGGTTGCACTGAGCAGGTTGATGTTGCCTTCGAGCATGTCTTGCTTGGCTTTTAAATAAAGGGCGTTGGACATCGCGTGTCACCTTAGGTTATGGCTATCTAAAGCCACCAGAGAATGTCCCCGAAGGCGACCGGTCAAGCGCCACCAAGCGCTTAGCGCCAATCATTGTTGATGCGCACCCGGTGCTGCTTGCCTGCGTGGCGCTCGGCACGGGTGCGCGCCGTCATCGCTTGCCCAAAGTGTTTTTCAAAAGCCGCCAGATGCTCAAGCGAACGTGCTTTATCGCCCGCGTCACTGTCTCTTAGTGCATAGGCGCGGTGCGCGGCGTAATCCAATAAATGCGGCTGCAACACTTCGGGAATATCCGGCTTATCGGTATCGGCCAGAAGCGGCGCGGGCAGGCGGGCATAGCGGATATACAGCGTGCCGTCCACATCCGGTTTCGGGTAGAGCGTCAAAGTGCCTTCGCCGCCGTGGTGAAGGCTGTCAAACACATAAGCGAGGGGCTGCCCCGTGCGCTGCTGCCAGCCGTGCAGGCGCTCAAGGTCACAGAGCGCGAGCCTGGACAAACGCGCCCGCTCGTCAATATGGGCGCTCAGTATCGCAAGCGTAGAGGCAGGCAGCGTATACAGCGCCACCCCCTGGCTTACCGGTGTCTGGAAACGGTCACTGACACAATGGCTGCGCAGCGCCGCCTCGCGACAGGCTTCATTGATAAACCGGTCAAGCGCCCCGTTTTGCCACAAAAAGGGCGCGGCCGCATCATCCAGATATTCAAAGCGCAATATCAAGCGCAGCGCCTGCAAATCCATCAGACAGCGGTCGCCTGGTCAATTACCGGCGCTTTACCTCCGTGCCTGGCACTGCGTGCAGGCTTTACCGCCTCGGTCTCTCCTTCGACCGCAAACGCGCGGCAATGGGCAGCCACCGCCGCCTGATGAAAGCGCGGGTGCAGTTTTGTGCCTTTTTTACCGTCCATCGGGTCAATCGGGTAAACCTGCGCGGCATGGCCGGACAACAAGGCCACATGGGTCTGGCTCTGGCCTTCGGCAGGCAGGTAGCGAAAAAGCGTTTCATTGAAGGACATCGGTAAACTTCCGTATCAGCGGGCAGATGCAGGTCAAGCGTTTGTCCCCGAACAACGCCGCGCAAGCGTGATAAGCTGTTTTCAAGGCACGAACCCAAGGCACGCGCATGGCAACCTTAACCTTTGATAGCATCACCTTGCTGAACGAACTGGAAGAAACCGGCTTGACCCGCCCGCAAGCGCAGCGCGTGGTCACGGCCATTGCGCAGGTCGATAATGCGCACAAAGAGGCCATCGCCGAGGTCAAGGAAAAATCCAAAGACGCGGTGGTCAATCTTGAACAATCGATGAAGGCAGGCTTTGCCGAGGTGGACAAACGCTTTGCCGAGGTGGATAAACGCATCGAACTGCTGCACAAGGACCTGGACGCGCAGCCCAACAAAATCATCATCCGCCTGTCCATCGTAATCGCGGGGCTTTTGGGCGTACTGTTTGCCGCGCTGCGCTGGCTGCCCGCCTGACTGGATTTGGGGCGACAATGGATATTTACAACGTGCAGGAAGTTATCGAACGGCTGGAGCAAGCGCACATGCCGCACGCCCAGGCGCTGGTTATTGGTGATCTGTTCAGGCAGGTGCAAACCCTTGCGGTCAAGGGCGCAGATTCGCAGGCGCAAGCGGGGACAACAGAAATCAAGCAACAGCATTCCGGCACGCTGCCGCGTATCGAACAGAAAATGGAGGCAGGTTTTGCCGCCGTCCAGCAGCGCATTGACAAGCTGCAAGCCGATATGGACCGGCGTTTTGAATTGGTCAGCAAGGAGTTCGAGCTTGTCCGGCAAGATACCGACCGGCGCTTTGAGACATTTCAGAACGACACCAACCGGCGCTTTGAACTGGTACTGAAAGAAATCGAGCTGTCACGCAAGGACACCCTTATCAAGTTGGGCGCAATGATAATGGCCACAGCAGGCGTACTGTTTGCCGCCCTGCGTTATTTACCGGCAGGCTAGCGTATGGCAACAGGTTCTGATGCAAAAGCCCCGCTGGTTCGCCGCCAGCGGGTTTTCTTTGCTGCTATATCTGCGCAATGGCCTTTATCAGGCTGCCTACGGCGGCTATCAGTTCCGGCAAGGCGTACAGGGACGCAACAAACAAGCCGCCCCAAATCACCGCCAATATCCGGTTAAAGCGTTTTTCCGGTAATCGTTCTGCCAACATGTGCATTTCCTTTACGGTTTTGCTAAAATCCATTGGTCGCAATACTCCTTGTTTCTGTTTCTGTTTCTGTTTCTGTTTCTGTTTCTGTTTCTGTTTCTGTTGCGGTTGCTTTGCTTCATGCGCTTACATGAAGTCCCAAACCCTGCCGGTTGCCCGTCGGCGGGGTTTTTCTTTGTCTTTTGGCCGCTACCTCGCGCCAAGCACGGCGGCAAAGCCATGCAACAAGGCAAAAACCAAAGCAGACAGCGCAAAACCGCTCGCTGCAATCAGTGCCGCGTTGGCTAATTTGTTACCTACTCTTCCTGCATCTTGTGGGTTCATTTTTCCATCTACCTGTACAGAGGTTTTTGCCCTACAATGACGGCCGTTCATCTCATTCCTCTTTATCCTTTGAGGTGAATGCAAACCCGCCAGCCTCGCCCGCCAGCGGGTTTTTTATTTGCGCTTACAGCCCCTGCGTAAAGTCCGCGCGGTCGGTCTGGCTGTAGAACAGATGCACCCTTGCCTTACCGGCAGTCGGTGTATTGATAGGGAAGGTCAGCCGCAAGCGTTCGGTCTTTTCCGTCAAATAGCCGGTAGGGGTCAAGTTCAATACACCCTGAACATCCAGACCGGCATAATCGGCGTAGCGGTCGTTTTTGCCGCTATCACCGACTTTGATTTCGGACGCGCCCACAAAGGCCGTATCAATCACCAAAAAGCCGCCCATCACCACACTGCCTGCCGGTATCTCGACCGTCTCAAGCACGCCGCCATTGGCCGCATTGACGTCCTTGTAATCAAAAGCAAAATCCACCGCCGTCAGCGCATGGCGTCCATCATTGGTCAGGTTCATCGCATTTCTCCAAAAGAAGGGTTGCGGCAAGCCGTGCCTGCCGCTTAAGGCTTAAGCGCCGCTTACGGCTGCGCGTGGTCAATGGCGAGCACGCCAAAGTCCTGTACGCTCTTGTCGAAATTGGAATGGAATTTGGGTTTCAAAAAACCAAACTGCTTGCCCACGCAAATGCCGCCGCGGTTATCGTAGTCAAAGCGTTTTTCCACCCAGGTCGGCGCGGTCAAATCCACCGTGGCCAGCGCCTGCGCCCCGCACAACAGCGTGCGCGTACCGTTGACATCACCGGCGCTTCCCCACTTCTGCCCGACCGGTGCGCCCTGCGTGCCGAACACGCGGCGGTCTTCATGGATAACCGCCCCGTCTACCGTCACCAGACCGCCGGAGAAAAACGGCGAGTTAAAGCCGTCCCTGGAGGCCGCACCACCGGTAATGGCGCGGATATAGTCGCCGTCTTTCTTGAGCTGCGCGAGCGTGCCGGGCTGCACCAAAAGGATGTAGTAATCCTTGCCTGCCTTGCGCAGCGGCTTGATGTAATGGGTTTTGGCGTAGGCCACCGCATCGACAATCATCCGGTAGTTGGGCAAATCGGTCGGCAGCACCGCCGCCGTGCTACCGGCCTGCATCTGGCTGCCGTCCCAGCGCAAATGGCGCTTGTCGGAAGGCGGCGACACCTGCCCGGCAAAGGCCAGCCCGCTAAAGGCCGTATCCGTGCGCGGCGAGCCGTCCAGGTTCATGTGATAACCAATGCCGGACAAGGTCAACAGCGCGAGCTGGTCGTAGCGGTCAGCCAGCCAGTAGGTGAGATTGTTCATCGCCTGCTGGCGGAAGTTCACCACGGTTTTTTGCTCGGAAAGCGCACCCTTGCTAATCACCGAATGCGAAAGACTGTCAATGACAATCTCTTGCGCGTGGTTTTGCATGGCCTCTTCATGGCCTTCACGCGGATTGTCGCCGGTCACACCGTCGCGCACGAGGTCCGCCACCAACTGGATAACCGCGCGGTCGCCCCTGCTTTCACGGGTCAGCGCGGTAATGCGCTGTATCATGGCGTCATCGCCGCTGCCGGTAAAACGTGCGGTAAACTGGTTATCGCGCATCGCCCGCCAGATGTCGCGACACCAGACCTTCACTTGCGCTTCTTTAAGCGCGGCAAAATTCGTCATTGCCATCGTGGCACTCTCCAAAAAGAATAAGAAAACCGCTCAAATCCCCGTTGTATCGCCACCGGCAAGCGAGAACACGCCGGTTTAAGCGAGGCGAGAACGCTGGCCTTTAACGCCTGCCACGGCGGCTACAGGTTTTAACAAGGCGCACCCGAAAGCGCCCCGCCTTTAACGCTGGCGGCAAGCTGAAAACGCGGTACGCCGCGAGCGGGCGGACGGACGCCGCCAACGCCTGTTTATGTCCCCGAAAGCCCCGCGCAAGCGGTTTCGTGCTTTTTTTAACGGGCAGCCCTTGCCCCCTGCCGTTTGGGGACAAAGCCTTAGGTCTTATGGAACTTCCCTTTGGACAGTGGCCGCTTGGCCTTGACAACCGCAACGCCCCGCGCCGCTTAAATCCGGCGGCGCTGGCGCGCGCTGAAGACGTGCTGATAGAAGACGGCGGCCAGGTGCACAGCGCACAACACCCGGCGCTTGATTTAGCCAGCGGCGCATTAACCTCACTGTGGACCTCATCGGACGGGGCAAGCTACGCCTTAAGCGGCAACACCCTGCACCGCATAGACGGCAACACCCTTATTCCCGTCGGCGTGCTGGACGGCAGCGACGAAGCCTGCTTTTGCGAGTTCGCCGGACGGCTTTATGTCGGCAGGCGCGGCGGCACACTCCATCAGGTGCAAGGCGCAGGTCTTGTGCCTGCCGCATTGGCGCCGCCTGCACTTGGCAGCGCCGTCACCGTAAACGGCGGATTGCCGCAAGGGCGCTACGGCGTATGCGCCGCGCGGCTGCGCGGTGATGAAGAAATGCCCGCCTCAGCGCTTGCCCTGCACCAGGTCGCAGGTGGCGGCGGGGTACAGGTCACGGTGGCCGGTCACGGCCTTGCCCGCCTGTTTATCACCGAACCCAACGGCACAGAGCCTTTGATGGTGGCCGACGTCCCTTGCGGCGTACCCTGGCTTATCGGCGCAGGCAAGCGCGGCCAGCCGCCTGCCGCACGCTTTCTCGAACCGTTACCGGCGGGGCGCTTTATGGCCGCGCTGAACAGTCGCCCGCCGTGCGACCTGCGCCACAACCACATGCCACTGGCCTCGCCGGTTACGATGCTGTGCGCGGTCGAAGACGGGCTATACCTTGCAGACCGCAGCGCCACCTGGTTTATCGAAGGCACGGATGAGGACGCGCTGCGCCTTAAACCGCTTTGCACAAAGCCCCCGCCGACAGGCGGCTTTGCGCGGCTTCCAGGCAGCGGATTTAGCGAAATCCCGGATGTACCGGTTGCCGTCTGGCTCAGCGAGAACGGCTTTGTCATCGGCCTGCCGGGCGCTCAGGTGATTGAACCGCAAGCGGCACGCATCCGCCTGCCCACCGCCGGGCTATCCGGCAGCCTCGCGCTGGAAGGCCGCCGCCTGTACGCACTTTCCACCTAACCTCAAAGGACAACCCCCTATGAACATTGCCGCCCAGCACTACCCGGAACTTGCCCGCTGCATCATCCGCTACGGCACAAGGCAAACCGATGAAGGCTTGCTCATCCCGCGCGCCGACGTGCTCGCCAGCGGCCTTTATCTTCACGGCATCAACGGCCAAAACTGGCAAGAAGACCCCAACCTTGTCACCGAAGAAGGTCTGTACTACCTGCTGGGAGCGGCCTTTAACCAGGCCACCCGGCCGACGGATTTTTATATTGCCCTGTTTGGCGGTGCCATTACGCCGCTTTCGTCCTGGAATGCCGCCAATTTTGCCGCCACCGCCAGCGAGATAACCAGCGCCACCGACGGCTACAGCGAAAGCACAAGGGTCAAATGGGAGAAAGTCGCCGCCGCCAACCTGCGCGTCGATAACTTTGCGAGCAAATCGCGCTTTACCTTTACCACCAGCGGCGCAGCGCCGGTCAAAGTCGAAGGCGCAGCGCTGCTGTCAGAAAGCGCCAAGGGCGCGGCATCCGGCCTGCTCATCTCTGCCGCCCGCTTTGCCGCCCCGCGCGAACTGCACGATGGCGATACCTTCGATATTGGTTATGGCATCGCGCTGGCGGGCTGACCGCTTGATTTTCCGCTTTTGTAACCGGAAAATGAGGCGCATACCCCATCTTCAAGGATGCAATAATGGCTCTGCTTCGTCTAACCCCCATAGCCCGCGCCCGCTGTGTCGATGAACCGGAGCAGGTAGAACAACGCCTGAAAGCGCTTGGGCTGTCCCGCACGCCAATAGACAGGGCTATTGCTGCCGGGCTTGCAGGACGCAACGAGACTACCGGGACATCCGCCCCTACCGAAGCGGGCAGTCTCCAATGGTTCAAGACGGTGCAGGTGCTGCGGGCAGAGCTTTCACCGGCTCACTGGAAAATCGTCAACCTGAAAAACAGCCCGCTGGCTGTTTCGCTGGATAAAAAAACAGCCCTGTTGGTCATGACCGGAGACAGCGCCACGGGTAAAAAAGAAGAAGACCCGACCAATAAAAATGCCAAGGGGCAAATGACGAGGAACATTATTCGCGGACAACTTGAATTGTTCCGCTATGCAAAAAACAAGCATGCAGGTACCCAGATATGGGTGTTGCTCTATCACTATGACCCGCAGGCAAACGAAGTACGCTACGAGCTTTCGCACGCAACCGCCTTTGATAAAAAGAACATCACAAGGTTCAACGAACGCTTGCTGCTGGGAAGCATCCCCAATCACCCTGATGCTTTCGTACTCCCCCAGGAAGCACCGGTTTTGCCGGACGTTGTGGATGTTCGTCTGAAAAAAACAGGCTCTTGAACCATGCAGCGTGTCAACCCCTGCCGTATTACCTTTGCCAGAGAAAGAAGGCTTTTCAGCAAAAAAGCGCTGGCTCTGGCGTCAGGTATTACCGACCGGTGTTTGCGTAATTATGAAAACGGGGAAACAGAGCCGGATAAAAAAACCATCGAAAAACTGTCTGCGGCGCTGCATTTTCCGCGTGCGTTTTTTTATTGTGAAGACGATTTTCCGCAACTTGAGGAGGCAGCGGTCAGTTTTCGTCGCTACTCCAAAACCACAAAAGCCATGCGAGCCAGTGTATTGGCCTCTGGTGCAATGGCTTTTAAGGTCAACCAATGGCTGGAAGAACATTTTTATTTCCCTCAGGCCAACCTGCCGGATTTAAGCGAGCTTCCGCCGGAAGAGGCGGCTATGGCATTGCGCTATCAATGGGGGCTGGGCAATGCGCCGGTTGCCAACATGGTGCATCTGCTTGAAGCCAAAGGGGTACGTATTTTTTCCTTGGGAAGCAGCGCTTGCGCAAAAGAAGTGGACGCTTTCTGCACATGGCATAAGCAAACCCCCTTTGTTTTTCTCAATACACAAAAATCGGCGGAACGCAGTCGTTTTGATGCCGCCCATGAACTGGGGCATCTGGTGCGCGACCTTGGCAGTATGAAACACAACAGCTCCTCTGATGATGCGATGGAAAAAAACGCCAATGCCTTTGCGTCCGCTTTTTTAATGCCCTCTGACAGCCTGAAGGCAAACCGTCCGCCAGCCTGCACGGCGGGCTATTTGATGAAACTGAAAAAACACTACGGCGTATCGCTGGCGGCGCTTGTCTATCGCATGCGCCGCCTTGACCTGATAAGCGAATGGAGCGCCCGCATGCTGTGGATGGAACTTGCCAAAAAAGGCTATTTAAAACAAGAGCCGCAGCCCATGCCGCGCGAAACCTCCCAACTGTTGAGCAAGGCTTTTTCCCTGCTGCAAACGCAGGGCAAAAACAGAGGCGACATTGCCCGAAGCCTGCACCTTCCGGTTGATGAAATCCACGCACTGACGTTCGGCCTGACCCCGCTATCGGTTCTCACCGGCGAGCCACAGCGCAAGGCGAGCAAATCAACCGCCAGCCTGCGCCTGATTTCATAACCGCACCCCCTTGCCCCCGCCCGTTCAGGGACAAAGCCTTGCGGCATGTTCAAGCCGCCGCCCCCTCATATCGCACAGGTTCGCCTGCACGGTGACAAGCACGCC